GGCTGTAGCGCAGTTTGGTAGCGCGTCTGCTTTGGGAGCAGAATGTCGCAGGTTCAAATCCTGTCAGCCCGACCGGAAGCCTTGGAAACATTATGTTTCCAAGGCTTTATTTTTTCTTGGCCGTAGGCTATCGACACGATTCGACACGATGACCGCGCAACCTCCGCGTCTAGACGGTCTTCAACTGTTCAGCGCGCAGCTCGCCAATCGCGTCCGCCACATCGTCCAATCGTTCCGGCCAGAGAGCCGTGTATGTGTTCAGCGTGATGCTGGGTGAGGAGTGGCCGAGCTGCATCTGTAGGGTCTTCACGTCCGCGCCTTGAGCAATCGCAAAGCTCGCATAGCTATGCCTCAAACTATGGATGGTCACGCCCTCGTCCTCCATGCCGGCCAGTCGGACGGCCTTTCGCCAGACACGCGTCCGCCACGTGTTCGTCCACAGGTTCCCGCCTCTTGCCGCGCGGAACAGCCAGTCGTCGTCGCCCATGCCCTCCATCTGCCGTTCGATGAACGGTATGAGGAATCTGGGTATGGCGATGCTGCGCGGTTTGCCGTTCTTCGGCGTGCCCAGCACAAGCCTGCCTTTGCCGTCGTCGGTCCAAGTGCGGCGGATGCGCGCCCTGCGTGAATCCACATCCACGTCGCCGCATTTGAGTGCCAGCGTCTCGCCAATGCGGGCACCGGTGTATGCCTGCCAGCGGACGATCAGCCCGTCTACCGGCCGTCCTGCCCGTTCGGCCATGCCGGCCAGCAACTCCACCTCCTCGACGGTAAGGAACACCATGTCGTCATCGGATTGCGTGATGCGCGGCACGGTGACCTTTTCAATGGGGTTCTCTCCGATCCAGCCGTGCTCCAAAGCGAATTCCATGACACCGCCCATGACGACCTTGACGATGTTGCGGATGCTGCGTGGACTCAATGGCTTCGATTCGCGATCGTCCTGCAGTTCGGCGGGATACCCGCCTTCGGTGAGCTGCGTGACCCACTGTTGCAGTTCGTCGCGTTGGATTTCCCTCAGTGTGCGATCGCCCCACTTGGGGTTGATATAAACGCGCAATTCGCGGCGGTATCTGCCCAAAGTGCCCTGTTTGATATCCATCTTGCCGTCCGTCCATTCGGAGGCAACGTCCCGGAAGATGCGTAGTTCCTGCTGCGGGTCGCGGTATTTGCCGCGTCTGATGTCGTCCTCGATGGCCGCTGCGTATTCCTCAGCGTCACGGAGCTTGGCGAAGTTCCGTGATTTCTGGACGCGTTTGCCGTCTCGGAGCGTGTACCAGCGGCATCTCCACCGTGAGCCTTGGCCGTACAGCGCGGACCGCCATTTGTCGGGCACATTGGCTTTCATCGGATCCTTAGCGTTGGCCAGCGACTGTTTCGCGGCCCTGCTGGGCGGGTTGCCGTCCTCGTCGTTTTTGAGCCATCTGTCGTCTACGAACGCTCTGGCCATGGTCGTCTCTTTCCAAGGATCCGCGCTACACTGTGCGTGGAACCTCATTTTGGTGAAAACGGAAATGCTGATTGTTGGTTCCTTGGGTTCCGTCCGACTGTGTTCGAGCGGAACCCTTTTTGTTTCCCGTCGCGGTATGTGGACGCTGAGCTTCTTTTATTGCACGCACACGCCGGAATCGTAGAGCAGCTGCCGGTAGTCGGACAATACCTGTACGGTCACGCCCAATTCCACGGCCATCATCCACGTGTTACCTTCGTACACTTCCTCGGCCATGCCGTAATCCACCGGTGAGATCAACGCCAGCGCGGTCTCCCTGCGGCAACGGCGCTCGCATTTGATTCCGTATCGTGTACCGCATCCTAGGTCATGGTGTCTGGCGTGTATGAGCTCGTGGCACAACGTGCAGCGGCGTTGGCGTTGGTTGAGCCAGTCGGCCAGCAGGATGAGCCTGTGCCGGTCGTCGTACAGGCCACATATGTCGCGTGGGAGGTCGCGCGATACGATTGACAGTCCCATGGATTCCGCGCTCCGATGAAGGTCCGCAACGGTCTTGTTATCCACATTCCTCTCTTCCGAAAGTATTGTTTTTTCGAGAAGTACTTTTTTGCTGTTTGTCAAGTTCCGCTTGACAGTTGGAGTGTCGTATGTGATATTTGAATCAGCTCATCTACATGTTGTAGAAGGAGTCTTCGGAGTCGTCCTTAACGGGCGGCTCTAGTTTTTTATTGGATTTTTGTGCTGAATCTGGAGTTATATTCCTTTTCCAGCTTGTCTATGCTCCATTGGCGGTTTACGTAGTACGCGGTTATGAGTACCCAGTAATCCCTTCGTTCTCCTAGAACAACGAGATATTGTTGGTTTGGAAGATATATCTTCACTCGATCCTTGTTCTTGTCGTTTTTTCTCCATACCCAAGGCCGCGTGCATTGGGCGTATTCGCATATTTCGCAGAACGGATGATGCTCCACTACCGGTCTGGGCCAGCTGATGCGTTCGCTGCGTTCGGCATCCGGAAGCCGTGAGCCGGAGTTGTCTTGATTGCATGTGGTCAGATGCATGAAGGCTTCCGGATAGATTCCGTCGTAGGGCATTCTTTTGTAGTGTACGGGTTTCCCGTCGTATTGGAAGGACTCTCTGAACTCGTTCTGGAATACATGGAACAGTCGTTGCTCATACTGCTCCCATGTCTCTCCGTGCTCTTGATTCCAAGGAATCAATCCGGGCAGCCAATGCGGATTCATCTCGCCCTCCATACGAAATAGTTGAACTTGGTCTCCTTCAGCAGTGTGCTCCGGTCTAGTTTGTATCCCGACCGTTGAATGATTCGTTCGATGATTCGGCGCTTCGCCATGCTCTGATGCTGTTCCGGTAGTTTTCGCTGCGAACGGCATACTGCGCCGATGAGTATGTCGGTGAGCTGCATGATCTGTACTTCGTCGGAACGTATTGGCTGGATTTTCTGGATGATTCTGTGATCGTAATCGTACATGTTGTTCGAACAGACATCCCATAATTGGCTGACTCGAAAACTCGAGTGTGTGTCTTTGATGTCGACGAACACGTTATAGCTTTGCTTTGGATCGAAGATGACCTTGAGCATCTCGAAGTACATTTTGTAATACCAGGTGTTGTGGTCCTGATTGTATTTCTCGTGGTCAAGTAGATTCTTGTCCGGGATGAGGAGCGCGCGGAACGATATGTCATCGTCATCGAAGAAGTAGTCCACGAGATCCAGATAGAGCGGCAGCATACGGTCTCGTGCCTTTGCCCATTTCACCTCATTCGTGGCGCATATGCCATGTTTCTGCTTGATTTCTTTGATTCTGACGCATATCTCTTTGCGTTTATCTTTTGGCACGATGACGGCTCCCAGAGCCATGCTGTTCGAATCATCATGCTCAAGGTGACATGTCTCATCGCAATACAGGTTGTATTCGGTCATTCGTGTTCCTTTCAATCCATCAATCGTCCGGCGTTTCGGCTTCGAGGCGTGCGTTCGAATCCTTGTTCGCGGCCATGTCATAGTCTTCGGGATGCGCGGCGATACGGTCGATGAGATCATCGGTGATCCGGGACTCGCGCTCGCGGGCCTCGTAGGCGCGGGCGGCCTCAATGATGTCTCGCAACACAGCGACTGGGTCTGCCTCGCATGCTTGGCAAAGCAGAAGGAACTCCGATAGCTTAATCGGCGCTTTTCTGCCCTTTTCAATATCGCTGATTCTGACATGACTGACGGCGTTGTTCATCATCTCAGAGATGGTCCGATATGAATATCCAGAATCGGCAATGATTTTCGCAGCTGCCTGCTGTGAGGCGTAATCAAACGCCGTCCATTCGTACTTCGTAGCCATGTGCACAACGTTAGCACATGTTGACACGCCGCACTTGCGTAAGTTGTAAGCACGAGCTAACATCAGTCTCATCAAGTAAGCACATGCTTACAGATGGAGGTGAAAACAGATGACGATCGACAAGAAAGTTGACTGCATCAAGCTTGCAAAAGCGGTTGTTAGACAGACCAGGAATGACGTTTTGATTAGCAAAACACAGATGACTGATATTGCCGTCCGCTGCAATCGAAATCGGACAACTGTCAGCAGGGCTCTTGATGCGGAGGACATGACGTTGAGCATGTGGTTTGCCTCGGTCTCCGAGAGTGAGATTGATCCACTGCAGCTCATCAACGAAAAGATTCAAGAGCAGTCGGCGCTCGCCGATGCGCTGGAAAACGCGACAGCCAACAATGCCAACAGCAAGGAGGAGAACTGAAATGAACACGTCGTTCGATATCACCGACATCGACTGCGCGCCCAAAGAACTCGAAGACGCTCTTGGCGTGAGCGGGAGAACGCTCTTCGACCCCACGGAGCATCCGATCCATGTGGACATATGGGACGGCAAGGCATACGTGACCTTGGCTGAAATGATCGAGCTCGAAGGCGACGCACTGTGCCACTTCCTGGCTATCGTCTTTCCGGCATCGCCATCGGCAGGTCCATACGTTCCGTCGCCTGCGGGGAATCGAGCCAACTGATGATGACATTATCCGCTCGCCCAAGAACGGCGGCGACGAACTCGAACTTGCGCGACGACCCCTTTGCCATGTCGCCCAACACAACCGGTTCGCACCCATCGGTCTCCAAGCGCACGTCATACGCGTCGAACGTGTTGCGGTTCCTGATCACGAACATGACGTTGTTCGGGCTCGGACTTGGATGCTCGATGACCCAGTCCGGAACGGACACCTTGCGTTCCAATAGATTGACCTGCCTATGCAGCGAATCCGAAGAGTCCCGCATGGCGTCCAGTTGCTCCGAGAACAGCGAGAGACGTCTTTCGAACCTTTCCGTATCGGTCCTCCCACTATTCGCGGCCCTTCTCCCGGTGATGACCCAACCGGCGACGGATACGCCGATAGTCACCACCCATCCAGCGATGGTCACCCATAACCCATTCATCGATTCTTCTCCTAACTGTTCGGCCCGCACGTCGCAAATGCGGGATGACACCGATTCTAGGAGAGGGCCGGGCGGTTCTCCTAACGCCGCCCGGCATCACACACGCAAAGGAGGCGCGTGATGGATGACAAAGAGGTGTTCGCCGCATTGGCGGCGGCGTTGAAGCCGATGAACACAACGAAGGACATCGCGGACAACTGCGGCATCAAGGAAGGCACCCTGGCGTACTGGCGTAGCGCGGGCATCGGCCCGAAGTTCGTGAAGGTGGGACGAATCGTCATGTATCCGAAGGAGCAGATGATCGCCTATTTCGCGCAACACCTGTACCAGTGCACGGCCGAATACGAGGAAGAGGTGGGTGCGCGATGACCGACAACGACTGGCGTACCGATACCCCGTGGCCTGATCCATGGGAAGAAAAGGAGGACAAATGAGCGACATCCGCAAAGCCTGCGTCGAAGCAATATTCAGGGGATTTGAGGACGAGGGCGACGCCATCCGTCCGGCCTATGCCGACGGGTGGGACGACATCGAAGCAAGGCGTTCGCTCGGTCACATCGTCGGATACATCGACCTCGACGTGGCCGGCCTCGTGGACATCGTCATCGACACCATCAACAAGGAGCTGTGATGGAATCAATGCCTCTGGCTGTTGGTCAGGCACTGCTCGACTTCGTCGTTGCGACTGGCGCAGTGCTCCGTAGTGTAAGCGACGTGGACCGTCACACGACAGGATCCACGTCCGAAGTAGGTGAAGCCGGGTTGGGCGTTCAGACGGTCGATGCCGGCCTGGTCTTCGAATATCTGCTTGGAGAAGAACTCGCTTTCGAGCGCGACCTCTCCGAACGGCGCAACCTCGTCGACGTGCCGTTGCGCAACGGTCTGGTCTTTGAAACGGACGAACACGGACACGTCTCGTGCTATGTCGGGGCAATCGTTGACAAGGAAGACGGTCGAGGTTTCTCCATCGTATTCGACCCGCCACTTGTGGACCGTCTGGTCGGCGGTGACGGACAACGCCCGCTGGCTGATCGAGTTCGCGTCTGCAGCTATCTCGTTCGCCTTTCCTGCAAGGCGGTTAGCCTGCTCGGCGGCATGCTTCGATTCGACGGCGATCCGGTTGGCTTCCTCAGCCGAGCCGTTCGCCTGCTCCGAGAGCTTGTTGCCATGGCGCGCCTGGAACAAGGCGACACATCCGGAGACACCGCCAACCAATCCCGTGATGGCGCCAACGACGCCGGTGACCGCATTGATGTCCATTCCATCGATTCTACGGCCGGAGGCGAACGATGAAGGTTCTTGCCCTCGTCATCCTGCACCAGCTGCTGTTCGCGGTGTGGCTGCTGGCCATGTGGGTGCTGTACTGCACGCCGGCCTGCACGCACCCGATCGAACACCTCATCGCCGTGCCGTTCGCGGTGCTCATCCCCGCGGCCGTCATCATGCGCCGCCTGTGCTCGGACCCACGCTTCATCCGATGGGTGGACGAACTCGAGCGATGAAAGACCTGGGCGGCTCCTCACACATTGCGGCATGGACGTGGTTCGTCATGCGCGGCCATGCCTGAACCGCCCGCGCGTCAAGGAAAAGACGTTAAAACCAGCCGGACGGGTCATCTTCTCTCTTCTCCTCCCGCCCGGCCCTCGCCGGGGCCCGCGAACGGATGCGGGCGCCATGGATCGGCGTGTTCAGGTCACGCCGGCGGATGGATGCGCGGTTCGAATCCGCGCCCCGGCACGACATCAATCCAAAGGAGGCAAACGTTGCCAAGCAAAACACCAAGCAGGCCAGAAGGCGAGAAGTGGTTCGAATGGCCGCTCACACCCGCCAGCGTCGGCATGACGGCCGCCGAACTGATCGGCGAACTGTACGAGACCATCAGCGCGCTCAACCACGACCGTGGCTGGAACCTCACCATGGTCGCGCCGGCGCGCTTCGGCGAGATCGTCATCGACCGCGAGGCCGGATGCCTCCGCGCGAAATGCGCGTGGAAGGCCAAGGACCCCAGCCAGCTCGGCCCGGAACCCGCCGGATACGTGAAGGGAGCCTGACATGGCCATCGGAGAGACCGTCATCACCATCGTCGGCAACCTCACCGCAGATCCGGAACTGAGAACCACCGGCCAGGGCGCGCAGGTCGCCAGCTTCACCATCGCAAACACCGCGCGCGTATACAACAAGCAGACCGGCCAGTACGAGGATGGGGCGGCGCTGTTCATGCGCTGCTCGGCATGGCGTGACATGGCCTCGCATTGCGCGCAGAGCCTCTCGAAAGGCATGCGCGTAATCGCGCAGGGACGCCTCCAACAGCATTCCTACCAGGCACAGGACGGCACCAACAGAACCGTCATGGAACTGCAGGTCGACGAGATCGGCCCGAGCCTGCGCTACGCCACCGCGCAGGTCAGCCGCATCAGCCGACAGCCGCAAGGTCCCGTCTACGGCAATCCCGCCGCGCAGACGCCGACCGTCAACACCGGCGCAGGCGGCTGGAGCCAACGGCCGCAACAGCCGGCGCAGACACAGCAACCCGCCCAGCCGCCGGCCGATGATCCGTGGGGCGCGCCGGCGTCCGACCAATCGTCATTTGGGGACTTCGGCAAACCCGATCCGGAACCGGAATTCTAAGGAGCAGCAATGAAAGCCAACGAACAACAGGCGCTCATCCCGCAGGAAGCCACGCCAGACACACTCATCGACCTCATCGGCAAGACCCAGCAGGTCACCAAAGCCGCGGCCGTCGTGCTCAAGGCATGCCGCACCGTCATGGACACCAAAAACAAGCAGGAGCACATCGACAAGTGGGGCGGCATCCACGCCATCACCGAAGCCGTGTACGACTGCGCAGACCTCGCTCAGCGCATCCTCGACGCCGGCCTGGCCATGGAGAACATGTGCGCGAAGCCCGCCACGTCACGGCAGATGATCCTCATCGACGACCTGCGCCGCAGCCTCGACATGGACGACGGCGACGTGGAAGCGACCGTCGATCCGGACACCGGCGAGATCGACTGAACCACAGGAAGGAGAAGAAGAGATGTGGTTCATCATCGACGACCAGATGGCCGACGACAGGCGCATCCGCCGCCTGCCTCTCGCCACCGTGGGACTGTGGGTCAAGCTGTGCGTCATCCACTCCAAAGGCGTCTCGATGCAGGCCAAGGACCCGGCCGCGTACCCAGGCCACTTCGACAAGCTCGATCTCAAGGACGCCGGCGGCACCATGAAACAGCTGCAGCAGCTCATCGACTCCGGGCTTATGGAAGAGCACGACGGCGGATGGCGTCCCGTCTACGCGGAAGGCATCTGCAGGGAGCCCCGAGTGTTGACCGAAGAGCAACGCGAGGCGCGCAGAAAGGCCGGAAGCAAGGGAGGACGCCGCAAGGCGGCCAACCAGAAAGCCAAGCAAGCGTCCGGCGACTTGCCGGAAAACAGCCAAGCAAACGGAGAGCAAAACGGTAGCGAGATGGGTAGCAAACCGTCTAGCAAGTTGCTAGAGGACAGCCAAGCAAAAACATGGCATAAAACCGATACCTATACCGATATACCCTCTCCGACCCCTCCCGCCGGCAAACCGAAGCAACCCGCCACGCCGGAATCCGGCTTCGACCATTTCGCCGAAGCCTATCCCGGATCCGTCGGCGCGAAAGGCCGCAAGACCGAAGCCGAAGCCAGAGCCCTGTACGCGGCCATCGCCGGAAACCCCGTCGAACTCACCCGCCTCCAAACCGCGCTCCGCCGCTACAAGCACGCCGTCAACGACGGCCAAATCCGCACCGGCCACATCCCACGGCTCAACACATGGCTCCGCGACCAGTGGGAGACATGGGCGCCCGAGCCAGTCACGCCAACACCACGCCACAAGCACACCTGGAACTGCGAACACGTCCACCAGCTCATGGATCCGCATGAGGGCGGATACGACCACACCGGAAGCCTCCGCAACGGCAATCCAAGCGAATGGTGGAAGGCATGCCAGGCGTGCGCAGACGAACTCAACAACCAAGAAACCAGCAAGGAGAAGCAATGAGCAACTACCAAAGCAACGAAATCAAGCTCATCAACACCAGCCTCATCGACCCCCACCCGGACAATCCACGAAAGCAGATCGGCGACGTGACCGACCTCGCGGCCAGCATCAAAGCCAACGGCCTGCTCTCGCCGCTCTCCGTCGTACCCAACGGCGAGCGCTATCGTGTCATCGCCGGCCATCGTCGTCTCGCCGCATGCAAGCAGGCCGGCACCGGAGCCGTGCCGTGTTTCGTGCTTGACTTAGACCCGTTGCAGCAGTTGGAGGCCATGGTCACCGAGAACTGCCAGCGCGAACAGCTCACCGTGTTGGAGGAGGCTGACGCCATCCAGGGCATGCTCGCTCTCGGGGCCACCACCGCCGCCGTCGCGCACAGGCTCGGCCGAAGCGCCGACTATGTGCGTGACAGAGCGAAAGCGGCGAGCATCAAGGCGGACGTCAGGAAGACACGCGACGACTTCGACCAGCTCACCATCGGCCAACTCATGGCCATCGCACGATACGACGGCCAGCCGGACCGTCAGGAACGCCTCGCGCACGCCGCGGGGACCTCGAACTTCGACTACATCCTCCACAACATCGAAGTGGAAGATCGCCGGAGCCAGTGGTTCGCCGATGTCTCCGCGCTCCTCGCCACCGGCACCACCGGTCTCAACGTCATCGAGGATCCCGGAGAGACCTTCTCGGATTCCGAATGGCATTACTCCGGCGCCATCTTCCCCGCCGCGGGCACTCCGGAAGAAACCATCGAAGAGCTCCGCAAGCAGAATCCAGACGCGGTCTCCGTCCATGAAGCGACGCAGACGATACACCTCTGGGATCGTCGTGATGCGGCCGCCGAAGCCGAAAAGGAAGCCCAGCGAGCCGCCGAACAGGCCGAACGCGACGCCCGACAGCACGTGCTCGAGGAATACGCCGCCACGACGGCTGACAAGCGCATGGCATGGCTCCACGGCCATCTCCATGCCATCAAGCGCGCCAAGCTCATCGAGACCACGGCAAGGCTCGGACTCCTGCAGACAATTGACCCGGACCCGACCGGCTTCACCAAAGACCTACACACCTGGAACGACGCCGCATGCGCCCGGGAACAGTTCGCCGCCATCGCCGGCATCAAACCGGAACAGGCGCTCGCGGAACTCCACACGCACCTCGACTCACCGGACTGGCCGACATACGCGGTCATGATCCTCACCGCCAGAATCGAATGGTTCATCAGCCCAAATGACTGGGACTGGAGTGGCGACGACAACGTCAGCCGCCGCATCCCAGGCTATTACCTGATCCTCCAAGACCTCGGCTATGAGCCATCCGACGACGAGACCGAACACCTCGACCAGCTTGTTGCCGCCATCACGGAAGAAGACGAGGAGGAAGACGAATGACCAAGGAACAGATCAACAGACTCGCCCAACTCATCACCGACACCGCGGAAACCGCGGCGAACATCGAACTCCAGGCGCTCGCCGGCGGCAAGGCCGATAACGGCATCGCCGCGATGGCCTCCGGACTAAGAACGAACTGCACTTCATGTCTGGTGCTGGTCAACGGCCTGATGCAGGAAGGAGCGCGTTGTGAGTGAGTTCGAGGACTCGAAGCGCATCGCTTTGGAACGCCAGGGCTGGCATTGCCTGCGCTGCGGGACGAACATCCACGATCCGTCACGATGGCCCGGACGAAGCGGCCATCACCGTCAACTGCGTCGCGCGGCGAATCCGGATGTGCGGCATAGTCCCGTCAACATCATCGAGCTGTGCGGCTCGGGGACGACCGGCTGCCATGGGTGGGTCCACCAGCATGTGGCTGAGGCCGAACGGCTTGGACTGATCGTCCCGCTCGGCATAGATCCTCTCTCCACCCCAGTGCGCGACTGGCAGGGGAGATGGCTCTGGCTCAACCAGGACGGCACGGCCACGCCATTGACCATGCGCGAAACATTGACAATTCAAACGGAAGGAATGACAAATGCACGAGAATAACGGCAAACCGGAGGCGCTGCTGTGGATCGACTTTGAGACCACAGGCGTGGACAGGCGCAAAAGCCTGCCATTGGAGATCGGTATGGAATGTACCGACATGCTGGGCGAACAAAAGTTCGGATCATTGTCCCGCATCATCCGCCCGGACAGACTCGACCTCCTGTCCATGAGCCCCGTCGCCTTCTCCATGCACACCGACAACGGCCTGCTGTTCGAACTCATGGGAGGCTCCGTGCGCAATGACAGCATGGTCGTCGTGGCCAACGCCGTGGAGGAATTCCTTGACTCGCTCTCCCAGCGCTTCTCCCTCGTCCCCGCGGGGACCAACGTGGACTTCGACCTTGACTTCCTCCGCCGACTCAACCTCAACCCTGACGCGTGGCTCACCTACCGCAAATACGACATGGCCACCATCCGCCGACTCGTCACCGTGCTCGGCGCCCCGGATCCATACCAGGGCGACAGCGGCCCGCACCGGGTGAAATCCTGCATCGCACGCGACATCAAAGACTACAAGGCCATGCTCGAGACACTCGCCGTCAAGACGGGAGACCACAAGTGAGAAAGACCATCAGCCACCTCGCCGACCGGCTCGGAGACGCCATGGCCACGCTGTTCACCCTCCTCGCGCTGCTGCTCATCCCGCACGCCGTCATCAGGGCGATCATCGGACAGGCGCTCCACCAGTGGACACCAATCACGTGGCTCGCCATCCACACCGCACTGACCATCGCGGCGCTCGCCACCAGCCTCGCCAGCTACGCGATCGCCGCACTGCTCGCACCGCCAAGACCGGAGACCTACCAATGACCGAAGACCAGCAAGACCAGCTCGTCATCAGCCTCGACACGCAATACGCCGTCGCGCACGCCATCTACAACCGATTCCACGCCAACGGCCACCGCAAACACCTCACGTGGGAAAACCTCGACGACGACGGCCGCGAACCATGGCGCCTGATAGCCAAGGACGCGATCACCGAGATGCTGGCCAGCCCGGAGATCGGAGGAACGGCATGAGCCACACCGCGATAATCCTCCTGGCGCTCGCCTTCCTGATCGGCTGGATGGGTGGCCGGGAATGAGCATCATCGTCCCATTGCACAAGTGGCGGTCGGCCGACCCGGCCATCCTGATCGGCCGCCGCTGCATCGCCCGCACCGACCAGGACGTCGTCATCGACGGCCGGCTCGAACTCATCCGCCGGCCGGACGGCACCGCCACCCTCCGCTTCCAAGGCATCGGAAACGACATCATCGACCATGATCCGAACACATGTTCCAACAGCATGAGCGACGGCATAAGAAGCCTCGCCATCTACGGAAAGGAATGAAATGCACACCGTCAGAATCGCCACCAACCCACGCAAATGGCGCAGACCCGCACCCTGCCCGGCATGCCGCCAGTCACAGCCGCTCATCCTGACCCTCGGCGCCATCTACAAACTCCGCACACGCAAACCGGTCAACACTATCTACGGCTGCATCTGCCCCAACTGCCGGCACAAATGCATCCTCCACGTCGACGGCAGAAGCCTCAACAAAGCCATCCGCCTCTGGAACCACCACGCCAGCCACCATCAAAGGAACGAACAATGAGAAACACCATCTGCGCCGCCCTCACCACCATCACCCTCGCCCTCTGCACGGCGCTCGCCGGATGCGGCGGCATGGCCAAAGCATCCACGCCGGCGCATGCGGTCAAACCCATCGACTCGCAATGCACCGACGGAGGCACCACCCACGGCTTCTACGAATGCGTCATCACATTGCAGGACACGCGAAAAGTGGACTGTGTCGTCTACGCATTGGAGAAGCAAGGCGGCATGTCCTGCGACTGGGATCACGTGAGCGGCGCGGACAAGGAGCCGGACCGATGAGCTACCGGGAAATCTATGAGCGGTACGTCATCTGCGACAAGTGCCATACAAGCCTTTCCGTCGATGACGCGACCGACGAGGACGCCGACAACGAGGCCGCCGACCGCGGCTGGCAATGTGACGGGCTCCAAGGCAGGCACTACTGCCCGCTCCACTGGCACGTCGAATGCCATGACTGCGACGTCACCGACGTTGGCTCACCGGACGAGCTGGAAGCCGCGGGATGGCACATCGACCGAGATTATCCATGCGACAGCCTCTGTCCGAACCACCGCCATCTCGCATGCCGCGAATGCCGCAAGTGGGATGTCGGACCTCTGCACCGGCTCGAATACGAGGGATGGCAGGTAAATGCAGACGATTTCAAGAAGAGCCTCTGCCCGGAATGCGTAAAAAACAAGAAGGAAACGAAATGAAAGTGAAGAAAATCCTCATGGACATGATCGTCAAATGGCATCAGGCCGGATACAGCCTCGATGAGATCTCGCCACTGGTTCCTCAAGTCCCCAAAGAGGAAATCAAAGCGATAATCCAACAACACTACGAATAACAAGAAACCCGACCTTCCGGCCGGGCTCTGGCATTACCACAAACCAGACTACCACGCCGGAGGGAATCGAACAAATGTACGAACCAACCAACGAATCCCAACCAACCACCACCAACACCACAACAAACACCAGCCAAACAACACCAGCGCTCGCCGGTGTGTGCCTCGTCTGCGGCGGAGGATGCGCTGTCGGCGACACCATGTGCGCGAGATGCGATGGGCTGATGCGCGGCTGGCTGCGGGAATATCCATCATGGTTGGATTCGCTGCATGAGTTCCTGGACTCGACCGCGCATTACGGAGGCCGCCAGCCTGGACGCGTCAACCTTCCAGCCGCGCCGACGCCAATCCGATTGCCGGTGCTCGACCACATGCAGGACATCGAGGATGCCGCGATCGCACTCTGGCGCCGGTTGTATGCTCCGCCTGCCATGCCTTGGGCTACCTGTGGCGTGCATCCGCCGCTGGTGGACATGCTGCGTGTCTGCGCCGGCAGTCCTCGACTGCGCCGCATGCCTGATATCGCCGACTTCTACCATGAGTGGGAGTCGATGGTTCGAAAGACGCTGGACATCATCGACGTGCCGCCTGCGAAACATGGCATCGGAAGATGCCCGAACCCGCTGTGCGGAGTCGAATTGACAGCGGCGGTCGGCGCGGTAAGCGTTGCATGTCCCGTGTGTGGCAACACTTACCTTGTGGCGGATGTGCGGTTGGGGTTTCTGAGGGAATGCGTTCAGTCGGGACGCGCGTTCACGGCGGGGGAGTGCGCGGAGCTGCTGCGCGAATGCGGATTCCAGTGCAATGCGAACACGATTCGCTCATGGCGCAAGCGCGGCAGGCTCCAGCCGGTTGGTGAAAACGTGAAGGGGCAGCCGTTGTACAGGCTTTCCGATGTGCATGGACAGGTCGTGCGACGCGACTCGATTTGACAAAATCGAAAGTGCAACGCACAATTGTCAGTGGATTAGAGGGTTCAAACCGAAGACATGCGGTTTGAACCCTTTTCATATCCACCTTGGATTCTCCTAACTCCTTGGGTTGCGTAACACCGTCCTGTCCGAACGGCATATCGGACACGCTCCGCCCACTTCCGTCAGAGTGGACATACCCCAATGTGGCAGGCAAGCCAATCCCGTGCTTCCGTGATGCGGTGATGCTCAAATCCGCCTGCCGGTATGCCTTCGTAGGAATCAGTGGTAGATCGTACCGGCCGCGAGTCTTTATTGGATTCTCTTCCTTGTGGCCGCGTGTGGACGCGGGTTCGAATCCCGCCGAAGGCACCCATGAAACAAACCTGGGGTAGGGGTATTCGCAGATGATGGGGAGCCCCTACAAGACACGGGAGTGTCCATATACGGGAGCCTCTATACCGGCATTCCAGCAAGCCAACGGCGAAGATGATCATTGATGCATCCATGACACCCCGGGGCTCATACATGTGGGGAGGCCACATGGGCAAGCGGCGTAACGAGCGTGTCAGCAACGGCTGGCGGCGCAGACAGCTCAGGGCAAGAGTGCTGGCCGCATACGACGTGTGTGCCATCTGTGGCAAGCCAGTCGACAAGACATTGAAGACACCACATCCGATGAGCGCCGAAGTCGACGAGCTCGTACCGGTCTCACGTGGCGGTGATCCATACAGCTTCACTAACTGCAGGCTCACGCACCGCAGATGCAACAGGTTCAAGAGCGACAAGACAGACGAACACGCACGAGCGCTGCTGGCTGGCAGACAGGAAGTGAAAGCAAGCTCGATGCCGTTCAAAACGTTCGGCATCTGACTCCGATACCAGGGCGGGGACCCCGGGTATGCCCCCTCCCGGTCGCCTCGGGTGCAGTGCCGATATCCCTCCCGGAATGCAAACGTCGGAAACAGGGGAAACAACGAAAGGTCGGAAAGCGAGGGAGGCGCCGATGAAGTGCGAGCTCTGCGGCAAGGAATTCCAGCCATCCGGCCATGGGCGGCCGCAGAAGTACTGTTCCAAGTCCTGCCGCCAGAAAGCCGATTATCGTCGGAAAAAGAACAGGCCCGTACGGGACCGGAACAGTAAGCCGCCCGTCAAAGCCGTGGAAACGAAACAGAAGCCGGAGCAGGATCTCGACCAGCGGAGCTTCGAACGGATGATGGACGGCAGCATGCTGGACATACTGCGAGACAACCGTGACCTGCTGCTCAAGGCCATGGCCGATCCCACGACGCCGGCGAACGCGCTGCCCGCGATCAGCCGCCAGCTCATCGACGTATGCGAACGCATCGAAGCGCTCCAAGGCGGCGGTCTGACCGACCTGCTGGACGATGAGGAAGACGAGGTGACGGACGATGTCGGAGCGTCGATTGTCTGAAATCGCCAAGGTCCTCCGCCAGCCGGAAGGCATCGTCGGCAGCGAGTTCGCTCGAATCAACAAAGCCGCGCGTAAGGCCGGCATCCGTTTCGACTTGTGGCAGCAGGGCTTCTTGTGGCTTCTGTTCGCCAAGAACGCGGAAGGCAAGTATGCGTGTGGCGCGGACGGCGCCGTGCTGTCCAGCTGCAGGCAGATCGGCAAGACCTTCACCGTCGGCACCGCGTTGTTCCTCAAGGCGATACTCACACCGAACCTGAAAGCCATCTGGACCGCCCACCATACGCGCACCAGCGACGAGACATTCGCGGACATGTGCGAGATGGAGCACAATCCAGTGCTCGGCCGGTACGTGGAACGCATCCGCAGAGCAAACGGCCAACAGGAGATCACGTTCACGTCCGGCAGCCGCATCATGTTCGGCGCCCGCGAGAACGGTTTCGGCCGAGGATTGCACAGCGTGGACGTGGCCGTGTTCGACGAAGCGCAGATCCTCACAGTGCGCGCGATGGACAACATGATTCCGGTTTTGAACACGAGTCCTAACCCCCTGGTCGTGTATATGGGCAATCCACCCAAGCCGGGAGACCAGTGCGATGCGTTCACGGAGAAACGCATGCACGCGCTGAACCATGACGGAAACCTCCTCTACGTGGAGCTTGCCGCCGACAAGGACGCGGATTCGGACGACCGCGAACAGTGGGCTAAAGCGAATCCCAGCTATCCGAAACGTACAAGCGAACAGGCAATCATGCGCATGCGCAACAACCTGTCGGACGATTCATTCCGTCGTGAGGCGCTTGGCATATGGGACGAGACCGCCACCGCATACGCCATCAGTCCCGACCTGTGGCAGGCCGCGGCCGTCGACGACGTGCCCGAGGGCGGCACGGTGAGCTTCGGCATCGACATGCCTCCGGACAGGAGCGTGCTGACCATCGGAGCGGCGCTACGATACGCGGACGGTTCGGCCATCGTCCAGATGGCGAACATCAAGGACGCGCGGCAGGCGGGAACCATGTGGGCCGTGGACTGGCTCGCCGAACATTGGCCGAAGACCGCCAGCGTGGTCATCGACGCGCAGTCGCCCGCCATGAGCCTGCTGCCGGAACTGAAGAAAGCACATGTGAAGGTCACGGTCACGAACATGCAGGAGATGGGCCGAGCATGCGGCCGGTTCCTCGACATGCTCAAAGCCGGAACGCTCAAGCACCCGCGGGACGAATACCAGCCGCAGCTGGCCGCGGCCGTCAAGGGCGCCACCACGCGGCCTCTTGGACAGTCCGGCGCGATCGCTTGGAACAAACTCGGCAGTGATGTCGACATCACGCCGCTCGTGTCCACCACTCTCGCCCTGTATGGGGCGTTCACGACGAAACGACATCCGGGAAGACGACAGGAGGTGATGTTCTGATGGTGTTCTACATGGCCGACGGCACAACGGTAAGTGTCGCTCCGAAATTCACCGGCAGCAGCTACCTCGACACCGCAAGCGGAAACGTCGGCACCATCCTCGGCGTCGACGACGAGGACATGCCCATCATCCACGAACTGTTGCGCGTGTGGCGTGAGAAATACCCACGCAACCTGATCCGCGGAGCCTACTACGACTGCAAGGAACGATTCAAAGACTTCGGAATCTCCATCCCCGACCAGATCAAAAACAAGGTCGAGGCGATGATCGGATGGCCCGAACTGGCCGTCCGATCATTGAGCGACCTGAGCGACCTGGAAGGGTTCAGCGTATCCGGCGACGACACGATGGGCGTCAACGACCTGTTCGAGGACAACCAATTGGACGTGGCCACGTCAGAACTGATCGTATCCGCTTACAAGCACTCATGCAGCTTCCTGACCATCGCCGCAGACCCGGAGAATCCGGACCGGATCAGCATGATCCCACGCTCCGCCGACTGGTCCGCTGGAATCTGGGACCGACGCAACCACCGTCTGGCCGCGGCATTGACCATCACCGAGGACGACAAGGACGGACGAATCTGCGCGTTCAACGTGTGGCTCCCCGGCAAGGTCTACGAATGCTCCGGCCACCTGACCCCATGGCGGGCGGAGAAAATCGAAACGAACTTCGACCAGCCGACTGCCGTCGCGCTCGCCTACGACAGGCAGATGGACCGGCCATTCGGCCACAGCCGCATCAGCCGTTCGCTCATGAGCCTCGTCGACGCCGGATTCCGCACCGTGGTCCGCATGGAGGCGTCGGCCGAATTCTATTCCGTTCCGAAACTCTGGTTCATCGGAGCGAACAGGGACGCGTTCAGCAGCAACACATGGACGAGTCTCATCCAGGCGATCAACGCGATCACCGCGGACGAGAACGGAGAGCTTCCCCAACTGCATCAGGTGCAGCAGGCGTCCATGACGCCCCATTCGGACATGCTCAAGACCTTGGCCATGCTCGTCGCCTCGCAGACCCGAGTGCCGGTCGACTATCTGGGCATCACGTTGGACAATCCGACCAGCGCCGAGGCCATGGCATCCGCCGAACGACGGTTGACGCGCATCGCCGACAAGCAGAACGTGGCCTTCGGGCGGGAACTCAAACGGGCCATGGGCATCGCCGTGGCATTGCGCGAAGGCGCGAACACGATACCCGACTCCATACGCGACGTGCATCCGGTATGGGCGCCCACAAGGGAAATCTCCGACGCGGCGCGCGCCGACGCGTTCACGAAGATCGCCGACAAGATCACCGGCTACGCCGACTCCGATGTCGGACTCGAACGTCTCGGCCTGACCCGCGAGGAAATCACCCGCCTACGCGCCGACCAGCAACGGCAGAAATCGGAACAACGCATCGACCAGCTCATGGACAGAAGCGCGGCGTCCTCGGAGGTGACGGATGGATCTGAACAATCTGGATCTGCCGGAACCGGCGAAAGCGCAGCTTCGTCAGAAACTGGAGAAACTGCATAGGGATTACGAGACTGATCTTGAGAATCTGACAGACGACGCCACCGACGCGATGGAATCCGCGAAACCGTTGGAACGACAAGACATAGTGCTCAGGTACACCCGCGATGCGTCCGAACGATCACGCAGGTACTACACTGACACCAGGAACCTGTGGCAGAAATACGCCGGCATCAAAATGCCGCCCTACGTCTCATCTACTTGCGACGAATATGAAGTGCTATACCGTCAGGTAGGCGGTTTCACTGGAACCGATTGGAATGGGCATAACTACACTAATTTGAAGCATGGCAACGCCAACGGGCTGACTGTTGAAGACCTTTGGCCCGACCTGAAGACGGTGGACGACTGGCAGCAGTTCATTGCCGACATGATGAGCAGGTCTGTACGATTGACCACGCAGAACAACCGCGACGCCGACGAGACGCATCCTGGATGGGCACGCGTCCCACGAGGCTCCAATCCTTGTGCATTTTGCGTGATGCTCGCCAGCCGAGGATTCGCATACACCAGTGAGGAAAGCGCGGACTTCGGCGGCTCTTTCCATAACGGCAAATGCCGTTGCATTCCCGTGTGCAGCTGGGGCAAGGACAAGATCTTCGGCTATGACCAAGCGAAGTATAAAGCCATGTACGATCAGGCCGTGCAAGCCATCAACGGCAACGCATTGGGAAAGAATTGGAAGTCCTCCGCCGAGGAAGCCGGAATCAAGTTGGATTCGGCCGACGCGAATGCCGTCACATTCGTTATGCGTCATAAGTTCCCTAAGCAATTGAGCGACGGGATCATGCCGAAGAAACGTGCGTCTTTCAAAGTCGAACATGATTTCACCGGCATGCGCGACGAGAAATCATTAAGCAAGAAAGGATGGGATGGAAGGCAGAAGGCGCTTGGCGTCCCAGTAGACGCAGACGTCCTTGAGATGCATGAAATCGTGTTCCTGGAACATTTCAAGTCACTCGGACAGCATTACGAATGGATTCCACGCGATACTTTGGGGCACAAATCGACGAATGACTTGAAATGGATTGAGCAAGACCTTGAGTGCGAGGTTAAGTCATCTCGGCAAAAACGCCCAGACTACGGATCCATTTCGAAGAACATCTCAAAAGCGGTATCCAAAGCCGAGCAGCATGGTGTCGTGAAGGATGCATTCATTGTGGATCTCACTGGATACTCGGCTCCGGAGAAACTGGTGACGCAACTTTCCCGCTATAACGCGCTGCATAAGAAAAACAAGATCAGACGTTTGTTCCTATTGGACAACAACGGGATGAGAGAAATCGAGCTGCAATAAAAACCCGGAGGCACTCCCGCACGAATAGGCTATTATTTCAAGTCTGCACGGGACCTCCGGTACTTCTATTTTACCAAAAACCATTGATTTCGGTGGATTGCCAGAGCAGACGAATGGACCCGACTGTAACTCGGGCGCTTCACAGCCGCGCAGGTGCGAATCCTGCATCCACCACTCGGCCAGCCATTCAGGTTGGCGGCGACCATGCGCCGTATCGCGTGGGAGGACCATACAGCGCACCGTGGCGCGGTCGAACTCGAATCCACGGGAAACAGCAAAGGAGAGCAGCATGTCCATCAGATTCCGATTCCCGGCACACATCCGTCTCATCGACGGCGGTGGCGACGAGGGCGGTTCCAATGACGGTGGCGATGGCGGTGAGCCGAGGTCGTTCACCCAGGAACAGGTCGACCAGATCGTCGAGAAGCGACTGGCCAAGGAGCGCGGCAAGTACAAGGACTACGACGAGCTCAAGTCCAAGGCCATGAAACTCGACGAGATGGAGAACGCCGGAAAGAGCGAAATCGACAAACTCAAGGAATCGAACGCGGCGCTGCGCAAGCAGATCGACGACGCCGCGGCCGAGAAGCAGCACGCGGAATGGGTGTCCGAAGTCGCCAAAGACAAGGACGTTCCGGCCGAACTGCTGCGCGGCGGAACCAAGGAGGAACTCGAGGCGCATGCGGACCTCCTGCACGCGGCGCTGCATCCGGCATCCAAGCCGCCTCAGGTGAGGAACCAGACGGGCTCTCCATCGCACCAGAACAACAACAAGGACGCCGAAGAGCTCTCGTACATCCACCAGCTCCTAGGCGAATAACCCAACCATCCGAAAGGACAAGCCATCATGGCGATGAAAACAGACCAGATCAAGCTCCCCGTGAGCGTGGCCACCGAAATCGTGAACAAGGCCAAGGACACCAGCACCATCGCGTCCCTGAGCCCCAGCACGCCACAGATCTTCTCCGACGCCGACTACCTCGTGTTCAACGGCAAGAGCGAAGCCGAGGTAGTGGCCGAAGGCGCGGTCAAGAGCAGCTACGAGCAGACCGTGGACTCCGTCGTGGCGAAGCGCTTCAAGGTGCAGACCACCACCCGCGTCACCAGCGAACTCCAGTGGGCCGACGAGGACAACCAGCTGCAGATCATCCGCAGCATCCAGGCCGATCAGGCAGCCGCACTGGGCCGCGCCCTCGACTACGTGATCTACCATGCGATCAACCCCAAGACCGGTGAGGCGCTCTCCGGATTCGACCCATTGAGCACGTCTGCCGTGCAGGTGATCGCCACCGAGGATGAGATCGGCAACGTGGACGCTTTGGCCGACGCGCTGAACGACTCCTACGACATCAACGGTGTCGCCCTGTCCAAGACCTGGGCGTCCCGCCTGCGCAAGCTGCGCGTCCCCTCCACCGGCATGCGCTTCTACCCGGAGATCCCGCTGAACCTGCAGGCCGGCAGCCTGGACGGCATCACCGCCGCGACCTCCGGAACCGTCAACGGCCGACTGGCCAAGACCCCGACGAAGGTGCTCGCGTTCATGGGAGATTTCAGCCTCATCAAATGGGGCATGGTCCGCGATCTGACCAGCGAGATCATCGCCTACGGCGATCCGGACCAGACCGGCGTGGACCTGAAGGCCCATAACCAGATCGCATACCGCACCGAGGCGATGTACGCGTTCGCGATCATCGATCCGAAGGCGTTCGCCGTACTCAAGGCCACGGAATGAGGTGAACGATGAGTTTCCCCATCCAGACCCTTGTGGTCAATCCGTCAGGTAAGAAGAAGCATGCGATCGGACCGTTGGACGCGCAGGTGAGCCTTGTCAACAAGGATGGCACGGACTTCTCCGCCGGATCCAGCGCCTACGAGCTGCCGGCGGCCGGCGAGGACACCCTCGGCGGCATTAAGCAGTACGCGCCCGAACAAGCGATCGGCAACGTCGACAGCAACATCGCCGAGGCCGCGGCGGACACTCCGACCAAGGACGAATTCGACAAACTCGTCACCGCGTTCAACACGTTGGCGAAACAGTTCGACGACACCATCGCCGGCCTCGTATCCGCCGGGGCGGTCAAACTGCCGGACAAGAAGTGACCATGACGGACGAGCCCGACATGTTCGCCACCTCCGACGATCTCGAACGGAGGTGGCACAAGCTCACCGACGAGGAACGCGAGAAAGCCGACACGCATCTCGCGGACGTGACCGACTACATCAAGGAACGCTCCCCGAACTGGCGGCGGCTCCTCGACGAACGGCCACGACTGTTGACGAAGATCACCTGCGACATCGTCCGCAGGATCATGCAGGCCGACCCGTACGACATTCCCGGCGGCATCACGCAGATGAACCAGACCACCGGCAGCTTCAGCGAACAATACAGTTTCGGAGCGCCCACCGGCGATCTCTGGCTGCGCGACGACGAGAAACGCATCCTCGGCATCAACGCGCAACG